AATCGTGCACCGTGACCACTTCAAAGTCGGTTTCCGTCGCAACATCACACAGACATTGGACTTTGTGCCCTGGCATGAAACATGGCAGCTTATCGTGTCCGCTCGTTTGGACATCAAGCAAACCATTGCTCGTTCCGTCGTGGTTGGCTACAACGTCGGCGTTTAGTCGCATAGCGTAACAGATAAGGCGGTGTAACAGCCGCCTTTTAACATATGAGGTGAAACATGGCAAAGTTACAAAATCGTGCAGGAACCACTAGCCCGATTATTCCGTTTGTCTTTGAACAGGCGAACATGGCGGCAAGCCAGACTGATACCGACACCGCCGTCGCAGGTGGTTTGACGGCAACCTATGTTATGCCGTTCGATGGTTCTATCGTCGGTTATGGTATCCAGATGAGCGCGGCAGTTTCAGCCGGGTCGCTGGAATTTGATATTGAGGTAGACGGCGCGACAACCGCAACGATTGAAACAGACGCGGCAAGCACAACCGAGTTCTACGGAACTTACGCTTATGGTGATGAGCCATTCTCAGCAGGGTCGTCTATTGGCGTAACCTATACCAGTGACGGCAGCTTAAGCCCGGAAACGGCAGATGCTAATATCGTGGTGTATGTGATGTTTGAAGGGTTTGATGTCTAATGGCTGGTACATTCCATGTGCTCACAATTGACAGCGACGGGAGCGGAGACGGCACTGGTACGTTCACGTTGAAAGCCTCCGGTTTGGTTCTTGGTGCGCGCTTGGAATATGGCGGTACACCAGACGCAGGAACCGACGTAACCATTACCGAGCCTAACGGGTTGAAGCGTACATTGCTTACGGCGTCCAACACTGGAACCGCTGCGACGTACAATCCGCAGGAAGAAATACAGGACAACACCGGAACAGGCGTGGGACAATATCGCCCGTTTCACGTAAACATGACTAACCTGCTTGTGACCGTTGCCGACGCGGTTGTATCGACATCCGACGCGGTGACGTGTGTAATCTATCTGTTGGAGGACTAAGCCCATGAAGATACAAGTACATCGCACATATAACGCCGTTGGCCGTGTCCATCTGGAACCGGGAGAACACGACGTAAAAGCGGACGTGGCAAAATGGGCTATCCTTGCAGGTTTCGCAACCGCGATTGATCGCGCTACGGTGTCAGTGGATGAGAGCGAAGCAACCGACGTTGTGGAGCTAGTCGAAGACGAGACGCCCGAAGCGGTGGACGTGTCGAACGTTGATTACGACATCGATTGGGACGGTGAATACACCGCCGCCGATTTGCGCGGCCTGTTGTTTGAAGCGGGGATTGACTTCCCTAACCGAGTTAACAAGCCCGAACTAATCGAGCTATGCCAGCGTGCATATGAAAACGGTGAACTGGCGTTTGGGTAAGCGATGATTAAGACGCGCATTGTTTCCCGTGGTAATGTGTTTGAACAGTGGTCTAACATTATCGGTGAAATCGACAACATCAACGAAGGCGTGGTTAGGCGAACGGCAAAAAAGACCGCGCCTGATGCGTTGCGTAGTTTGCGCCATACACCCGGCAAACCGAAATACCCGATAGCGTGGACAAGTGAGCGTCAGCGTAGAGCGTTTTTCGCTTCTAACGGTTTCGAGCGCGGTATCCCAACCAAGCGTAGCGGCAAGCTACAAGATGGGTGGTCAATCGTGGCAACCCGTAGACGGCGCAGCACGGTGATTGTTATCGAGAACAGCACGTCATATGCGCGTTATGTGCAGGGCGAGATCAACTTCAAATCACCCGCAGAGGCGCTAGCTATGCGGCAACGGTTCCATAAGGACACCGGATGGCGTGCTGCGCAACCGATTATCGCAGACTTTTACCGTCGTTACCGGGATGCGTACAAAGAAGAGTTTCGCGCCACGTGGGGCGATGCGTTTGCAAAGCCGTTCACGCGGCGGCGTTACGACTAAAGGATTAACATGGATTTCTACCAACCATTCACCGATGTCTACCTGTGCACGCTGGACTTGATGAAAGCGTACTCATACGGTGGTGTTGGGTCGCCAACCTATACCGATGACCAAGATAGTACGCTGGTGTTCTTCCTGCGTATGGCGTCTGAAATCGTCGTAAATGAAATCCTTCGTGCATTGCCGTTACCGTTTACAGCGACGTTGTTATATGACGCGCCGCATGGGTGGCGGGATGGCAAGCCGTCGCATTACGAGCCGGAAGACTACCGACGCATCCACTTGGATAGCGCGGCTCCATGTCTCGCGGTGACTACGGTTACCAACGGCGACACCAACACCATAGCATCGACTGAGTACGCGCTATACCCGGCCAATAGCTACCCAAAACGCCAGCTACGCCTGAAGGCGTCCAGTAACACGACGTTTGAAAAGGATAGCGATGGCGACTTTGAGCAAGTCATCAGCGTGGCGGGGGCGTGGGGCTATGTACCGCACTACCCCAACGCATGGCGTGATAGCGGTAAGGACGTGCCGACAGGGGATATAACCGACGCGGCAACGTCGTTTACGTTTAGCACGGCGTCAGATGCAAGCGCGTTCTCATGCGGTGACTACCTGCGCATTGACAGCGAGGTGTTAGCCGTCACGGATAGCGACAGCACGACGGGCATTGTAACGGTGGTTCGTGGCGTACTAGGGACAACGGCTGCAAGCCATACGGCAGCGACGGACATTGAACAATACCAACACCATCGGCAGATAGCAGGCGTAACAGCGCAGCTAGCCTATGGTCTGTATTTGCTGGATCGTCAGAACTTCCCGACTGATGAACCAGTCGCAACGCCCGACACGCTCACATCACGGGCGCGTAAGCAACTAATAAACCACGTAGATTGGATACGCGGCAATGACCTATATTAGCACGCTACTGGACAGGTTGCACGCGATTAACCAGACGATCACATTCAATGGTCTAACGGCTTATCGCTACTACCCATCACGAGCGGGGAAGCTCCCGTATATCGTACCGCTTCTAATTGGCAACACAGCGTATGAGCAATTTGGCACGATGCACAGTGGTGACGAGCCTGTTATCGTAGAGGCGCGAGACGTATCAATCTTAGTAGCAGTTGCGCCGCTTGCATCAGACGTGGCATTGCAGACCGCGCACAAAAATGCAGAGACGGTGATACCGCTTGTGGTTGAAGCCTACACCACACGTCCGTATTTACAGCTAAACGACAATGGCCTGACCGATATTCGCATGGCGCGGATTACATCAGACACCGGGATAGACGTTAATCCACAAGCGACCGACGTGCTATCAATTCTATTCACATTAAACGTTGAGTTCTTGAGGGAGTTCTAACAATGGCTACTACTCAGTATAACGCCGCTGGTTTTGAGCGCGTCCAAGTTGGGCGGTCTTCCGGTGGTCTACCATATTACGGCGGGTTAACGGGTGGTAGTGCATCCGGCTACGGTCTAACCCGCCTATACGCGGCTAACGCTGCTGATGCCACCATGCCAGAACCGACAACGGTTCCGATTGAAGGCGACGACGGCATTGACGCACAGTTTCAGTTTGACGTTACCGAGCTTGAAACGTTCCAGCTAACATTCGGGCGTCAAGATTACGCGGTGCTTAACGATGTGCAGGGCACAAGCAACATTGACCTACAATCGACATATAGCATGGCCTTGCGCAATCCGAAGGGTCGCGATTTCACTGATATGTTTGTTCTACTGTCCAGACGCGCACAGAAGCGTAACGGCACAACGGGCGGCGGTTATGAGCACGTCTTAATCCCGTTGGCGACGCTGACCTATACAGGTTCCACGATGGGCACGCAGGGCGCGGGTTACTACAACTACTCAGTGACCGCTAACTATGTTGATCGGACGTTCTACGGAACAAAGCTAGGCTCTGATGCTTCCGAGGTTGGCGGCAAGGACAACGGCTCATCGTTTGAGTTCGTGACTGACTACCCCGTGTCAATCGACGTGTGGGAAGAGGACGGGTCTGCAACAGACTTTACACCTACGCAGACAATCCGCACAAGCGGCACGGTGTTGGCGTGGTCATGGGATAAAACAGCGACGGCAGCTAGTACAAAAAGTGTGTCTGTGTCGAGTGGCGATATTACGTTCACCGCTGGCACGGATGGCGACTTGATTGTAGCAATCTATGAAGTGGCCAGCTAATGGAAGAACGCACATTTGAAGCGGACGGGTTAACGTTTACCGTCCGCACTAAATCAGAGTATCAAGCATACCTTGACCGTAACGGGTGGCGGTATGACATCATCGAAGCTGTCAAGCGTATCATTGGCAGTCCCGACGCGGAAATCCCGCACCATCTCGTTAACATCGCTTTTGACTTTGCCAACTTCATGCCCGTGACAACGGTCACAGGCAAGACGCCGTTAGCCAATGCTGACATCGTAGCGGATAGCAGCGACAAGGCAATTAAGGCAGCGTGGACGGCTTACCTAGACGTGATTAAAACACCCGGCGTCATTGGTAGTTGGGTAGATGCTTATAACGAGCTTAATAAAGTTGCAACGACCGAAGACGAAAAAAAAGACGAAGCGACCAGCGACAGCGAATAACGCAGGCGATACAGAACAGCCTAGATTATAGCAACGATGATTTAGGCTACTGGTTGGATCAGCAAGCCATCCTGACAAAACGCGAGGATGACTTGTTAGCCCTGTTTGCCGATGATAGCTATACGTCACAATTCCCGCATGACGCGGTGTCGTGGTCGCTATATCAGGAGTACAAAGCAAACGGCGTGTTACCCATCACAGGTGGTTACTTCGACCAGCCTGCTTGGTTTTGGGATGACGTAGGATACTTCCGGCTATCTGAGGAACTAGAGACAGACATACCACGCGACCGCCGATACATACAGGAACGGATAAACAGGCTCCGCAATGGCGATTAAAGAAGAGGTAACTCTTGAGATTAATCAGGCAAAAGCGCGTCAATCGCGCCAGCGTCTCGACGAAATAGCTCAAGCACAAGTCAATTTATCTAACGCCTTCGCACGCGGGGATATTACGGGCGAGACGTTCAAAAAACGCCTTGAGAAGCTGGACAAGGAAGCCGAGCAGCTTAATCGTACGCTTGACGACCTTGAAAACCCGCGCAAGATTAACGTTAAAGGCGGAGGTGCGGGTGGTGACTTAGGCGGGGCTGGCGATGCCCAAACCGCGTTAGGTGCAATCGGCGGCGTGTCCGACCTTGCGGGGTTAGGTGGCGGCGCTGGACTAGGTGCAGCTGGTGAAGTTGTCTCACTGGTAGAAGAACTACCACGCCTAAAGGAAGCAGTAACAGGGTTGCCGTCCACCCTAAGCGCAGCGGCGTCTGCGCTCGGCCCTGCGGGGTTGGTAGTCGTTGGGGTTGCTGCTGGCGCGGCGGCTATTGCGTTTGCATATAAACAGAGTATCAAAGAACAAGAACAGGCGTTAAAAGACTTTGCAGCGGCGTCTAAAGAATTCGTCGCATTTGCTGCGGGTGGCGGCACGGTTGAAGACGCACGACAAAAGATTGAAGATAACCAGCGGCTCATTGAGTACGCCAGTAAAGAAATTGAGCGGCTTAATGAACAATACGCACAGGAGAACTTCAACGCCTTAGACAAGGTGTTTAACGACGGTGAGCAAGCCCTAGTTGATGCTAGAAAAGATTTAGAAGACCAAATCAGAGCGGCCAATGCCGAGAATGAACGGCTCAACGAAGCCATCTCGGAGGAGGAACTTCCCCATCGTGAGACCGCCGAAGCTGTTAACGAGGCAACCGACGCTGTAAGCGGTTTTGCCGATGCCGAGCGTGATTTAACAGATGTCCGGCGTCAAGCGCTTGAACAAGCCAAATCGGCGCAAGCCGAGCAAGTAAAAGCGCAAGAGGACGCCGCAAAGAAACAACAGCAAGCGCAGGAAAAAGCAGCACAGGCGGCAGACGCCTATAGCCAAGCACTACGCAAGGCCAGCACAGCGTACAATGACGCACTAGGGGATATTGACCGCGGCGTAAGTGATAAACGCGCCGACATCGCTCGCGAGGGGCAAGACGCCCTAGCCGACCAGCAGCGCGATTACTACGAACAAGAACAAAAAGAACAGCGCGAGTTTTTGCGCGACATGCAGAAGATTCGCGAAGGCGCTGAAAAGGCCGAAGGCCAAGCATTACGTCAGCGCAACTTTGCAGCGTTCCGTGATGCACAAGAGGAACAAGCCGACGCGTTAACCGAACGTGCGGAACAAGAGGCCGAAACTAACCGTCAGCAGTTGCTAGAGTACCAGTCGCAACGGCGTAAGGTCATTCAGGAAGCGCAACGACAGACTAGAGATCTGGCGATTGAGGCCGAACGCCAGCGGCGGGATGCGGCAATAGCCCGTGACCGTCAGAACCGGGATGCACAGGCGGCGTATCAGCAGGCGATTAAGTTACAGCAGCAGTTTGCGCAGACGTTTGTGAATGGCTTCTCTCGGATGTTTGGCGACCTGCAAAAATCAGCGGGTCAAACACCTGTTACGCAGAATGAGATGGCGGCGGCATTTAGCGCCTTTAGTGGCGGGAGGTTGGGCAGTGGCTAATCTACGAGATATACGCATTGCCGCAACCTATGACGTGGCACTTGGGTCACTGACCAACATTGAGGACTTAACGCCATCAGGCGGTAGCCCAAAAACACGACACATCGCCGGGTATGGTGATTTCTATTTCTTCATTGACGAAACACCCTACCCAGGCTATTCGCGTGGTGAGCAGCGCATTGACGCCAGCGCAGGTCAAGCGTTTGCGGGGTTTGAACAAGTACGCTATGTACAATCGCATATGCACGTCGATAGCTACGCATGGTTGAAGACCAATTACGAGGGTCAGGTTACAGCGTATATCCGCACGACTGGCACAAGCTATACGCGCTATAACTGCCAACTACGGTTTGAGGATGAGCCAAGCGCAAGCGGCGGAGCATGGTTGCGCGTGACATGGATCTTTACAGTGATAGAAGCGAGTAGTTAATGGCGATCCTTGCCGAACTAACATCGGGCGAACTTACAAAACTACGGAGTGGGAAATGGCGCGGTCAGCAGTTTGTCGCCTTATGTCCAAATACGGACGTGGTGCAATTCCAGCCAAGCGCAGCGCCTACGGATAACATCTATGCGGAGATTAGCGTCGGCTCGGTTGCGTCAGGTAGCATGTCGAATATTGCATCGTTTCAGCGGGTGATATTCTCGACAAGCAGCGATTATAAAGCAACAGAGTTCTATAGAACCTACGTTCGCAAGGTGTCGGGCACGTCCGTTTTATATATTGGTCAGTGTTCGCAGACACTCACGACTAGCGACTATGTGACCGTACAAGATGCCTACGACATCGTAGAGCGTCCGCGTATCGTGCGCGGCGGTGTTGAGTACAGCGATTGGGAAATCACGTTTCGCCGTGTGCTACCGACTGAGGCCGCGTTACCATCAGCAGTGGTGTTGACACGCGATACTACGGCGTATAGTCCAACGGCTAGTCCGGTAGCAATGGACAATGACGCCACGAGTACCTTCACACACGCATGGTCATCGTCTAATAGCAACGATACGTTAGACAGTGGCGGCACAACGAACAATCCAACGTTTACGCTAGAGGCTGGTGCGTTCCGTCATATTCGGTACACGTTTACCGATAGCAATGGCAACGCGGGGTTGCGCGTGATTGCCGTCTGGACAGTGCCGACCGATTATAGCGCGAGTGCCAATCTTGGCTTTATTGGTGATGGCGGCAACGTCGCCAGCATTACACGGTCACAGGAAAGCGCGTCATGCGACATTCCCGCGTTTAGCGGTATCAGCGACGTGTTAGAAGGTACATTCTGCGCAGTGTTTACCGATGAGTGGTATAACGACACCTTCGGAAGCATCCGAACAAACATAGATTATGTCGGCTATTTAGCGCAGGAAAGCACGTCTACAGGCGGCAGCGTTGACTATGGTTATGTCTCGACGGGTCAATTTTCAGTCGAGAGCATACAGGCGATTATCGCACGCACACCCGTAACGCAGTACGGCGATATTAACGCTACGGCTAGCCCGTCCGCGTGGGGCGATATGGAAAACCCGACACCCGCGCGCGTGGTGCATTTTACGCTAACCGAGCATACCACCCTACCGATTGTCTGTGCTATCCAGTATCCAGATAGTGACACCGATTTTGTTACTGACGGTGAAGTGCTATACAACGATGAACGCGAAGCGCTCACGGCGATAACGTCCATTCTTGACATTTATAAATCCATCGTGCAAGTAGATGTTGACGGACGCATTGACGTTGCACGGGCGCTGCGCTTTCGCGGTAGTACCGCGCGTAATGCTGCGGACGTGGTGGCGACAATTTCACCGTCTGACATGATGGATTATACGTTCACAAAAGACCCTGTGCAGTCGGTAGGCCTGGCGACGGTTGTAGGTGGTATGTATGATACCGCGATTAGTAACTATGTCACCCGGCAGGCAACCGCGCCCGTTACCGCTGACATACGCGGTATCCAGCAAGTGAACGTGGTTAACCAACTATTTGAGACTGATAGCAGTATTGCTACGTTTGAAAGCGACATTGCATCACGGTGCGCGAATATCTACGCCGCGCAACAGCCAGCGCCTACGGTGAATGTAACCTTTTGGGACGGTTGGCACTTCCTGACAAACGATGTTGATACGTGGTTCAAGTTTGACATTGCTCTAACCGATACCATACGCGGTATTGTGTATGATACTAATACACGATGGGAACTCATTGAGGTGACGACAGGGGGCAATAACCGCGAGGGAGCCGCACCGACAACGGGCACATTTCGACTAGAAACACAGTCCACATCGGCAATCGTGGATGTGACTACCCCGCGTAATGCGGACGGGATGAACACCGACGAAGTACCTGCTACGTTTGCGCCCTGGCTAGGCGGTGATCTTGGTTTAACTGATGGCATTTATGACGACGGTCAATCAGCGCAACCTCCTGACGAGGAAACGCCGCCGCCTGCTAATTGCGAACTTCTGGCGATGCGTCCGAAGGTTGCCCCGGTTGCCGATTCCGTAGACACACCTGGTAACGGTGACACTATTGTTACGCTGGTGCGTGGGAGCGGCAAGATTGGCAGCGGTACGCGGTGGTGTTATGAGTTTGACTTTACAGCGGGTGATGGCAGTTGGGCTGCGGTGGCGACTAACCAGGGGACGCACTCAGGTGGTACGGGATGGGTGCACGGGGATTACACCGCGCCGGGTAGTGGGTCTGAATACCGCATTGTCAATATCACGCGCTCATTTACCGCGTCTACCATTACAAAAATAATCGTCACATATGACCTAACAAAAGGATCATATAGCACACCTGTGTCTGCAATTAATATCACCGATGGGACGACGCAAATTCAGGTTGCATCGTCAAGTGATGCCAGCAGCGGATCAGGTCAAACAATCACTTGGGAAGGTACACAGGTGATGGATACCATTACCGCGTTTGTTAGGTCGTCTTATCGTGCACCAGCAAACGGTAGCTTCTCAGGGTCAGCAACGATTACAAATGTTGAAATACACGGCATTGGTTCAAATCCGTTTGGAGCGGATAATTGTACACCAGACGGGACAGACGCTATTTACGGAGATGCCTATTACTATTGGTCTAGTGAGATTGAACCGACCGCCTACGACCCTGGGTACGGTTTTCTAATCGAGGGAGACCAGCCGACCGGGATACCGCCGTATAACGCCGAGCACACCTATGAGACCAGCGAGACTAGCAACGGATCACAGGTTAACTATACCTACGGGCGTTTGTTTGATGCCTCGGAAATGGAAAACTTTTCGTTTCAAATTCGATTGTGCGTACTAGACTAATATGACTAACATACCGAACTGGCTACGCGGGAACCAACAATTTAGAGCGGCGGTTAACCAACAGAAGCGTAAGCTACACGACGGGCAGCGGGTAGAGATTACCAGCGTCAGCGGCTCAATCTATGCCAATGCACAGCAAAGCCGCGTGTATGTACGTCCGCTTGGCGGTTCGTCGGGTGGATCGTCTACTATCCTGCCACCTATTATGACCGCGCCAATAAAACCGGGCGCGGGTCTGATGCTAAGACCGGGCCGCGTGGTCATCTTGCGCGAGGGTTGGGACGGACGTTTACGCATCGAAGAAAACGACGCCGCCGACCTTGAACAAGCAGGCATCCCTGTTAGCACGACTAACCCGATTGATAGCCGGAAAAAGTATAACAATCTAGCTAATATTGTGGATTTGTCAGTGTGGCCCGATGGCGGGTCTAACGGGAAAGTGCGTGTATTCCCTGGCGTGTACCGTAAGCCTGATGGCACATACGGCTATTATAGTGGCACAACGTCGAGTACCACGATTGATGTTGTTACGGGCAATGTACCGGGAACGGAAACAGACCAGCGCCTCGTGTGCTTGTGGTTAGACCCATCCGACGACACAATCACGACAACGACCAGCAGCACAACGAGCACAAGCACCGACCTGAAGCTGACACCTGCTAGCGCGTTTACGTTGATTAACGAATGCCTTCTGACCGCGCCGGACAACGCCATTGGATTGCGCTCGGTTATCATCTTCGGTGATACAACCAATATCACCTTAGATAACATGTTCCACGACTTACGCGGCATTGTTAATACGGCGGCGCGGGGTAACCGTTCGGCTGTGGTTACGAAAACAGCGGACTACACCACGACCGCACAAGATGAAACGGTGCTAATTGACGCTAGTGGCGGCGATGTAACGATTACACTTGTTAGCGCGGTTGGTGTGAAGGGGATTACGCCGACCTTTAAGCGCATTGACGCCAGCGCGAATACGGCAACGATTGACGGTGACGGGAGCGAGACAATCGACAGCGAAACTTCGCAGACACTAGGTTATCTCGATAGTATTACGATTACAAGCGATAATAGCAACTGGTGGATAATCTAGCATGACGTATATCACGAATAAAGACTTTGCGCTTGAAGTCTCAAAAGGGAATGTCCCCGGCCACTACGCCGTTAACAAGTTCGGTGAAGCGCCGGACGGGGTACAGACTACCGCTACCGACATATGGGATTTAGCGGACGCGACGACAACGCAGCAAATATGGCTTGCGCCAACCGCAGCACGCGTGCACGCGCTCGTGTCCACGAATACAAACGACACCAACAGCAGCGGCACGGGTGCAAGAACAGTTACCGTGTGGGGCTTGCCTGATTGGGATACCGCAGAGACTAGCGAGACAGTCGCATTGAATGGGACAACGCCCGTCAATACGTCGGGTAGTTATGTGATTATCCATCGTATGAGCGTGGTAACGTTTGGCGCAAGTGGGCCAAATCTCGGAACCATCACGGCAACAGCCGCGACCGATGGCACAGTAACGGCGGCTATTTTAACCGGGAACGGTCAAACACAAATGGCAATTTATGGTGTGCCATCTACGCAAACCATGTACATTACAAATTTTACTGCCACGCTGATTACTTCGGGGGTTAACCCGTCGTCATCCAACGAGACGGTTATACGTGGCAAGTTTGCGCCTGACCCTGAAAACAATCCTACTGTGTTTATAACAAAGCGCACACAGGGGATAATGAGCACGGCGAATAGCGACATTGAACCGTCGTTTGACCCACGATTAAAACTTACGGGGCCAGGTATACTAAAAATGCAGGCGTTTTCATCCGTAGCAGATACTCGTATTACAGCAACATTTGATGGATACCTAGTAGACAATTAGACGATAGGAGACCGCGTGGACAACATGACGCCTACGCCGCAATCAGACATAGACCGTGACGCACCCACACGCGGCGATGTACAGAAAATGATTTCCGATCACACTTATTCTCGGACTGAGATTGACGGGAAATTCAAATCTCGTGATGATCGGCTGGTACATCAGCTAGACAAAAAAGCTGATGTTGACGACCTAGAGGAACTAAAAGCTATGTTCAGGCAGGTAGTGGCACAAATGGCCGCCTTAACGGATAAGTCGCAAACGTTTATGCACACGTTCACGACCACCACGCAGGCGGAGTTCAAACAGATACGCGACTTAGATGCTCTACGGGCACAAAGTTGGCAACGTGAGAACGATGAAATTCACGCGCTACTACGGACTGTCACCAATAGCCAGCAACGACAAGCTGCGCAACATGATGAGCTAGTCGAAGATGTACGAGGTTTAGAACGTACTGAGGCTCAAGCAAGAACGGCTAGCGCGTTGGCGTGGCAAAATACGGAAACCGCATTAGAGCGCCAGAATGAAGTTATTCAAGAAATCCGCGATGCCATCAAGGGTAATGAAGATGAAGGCGTCGAAGGTATAGAGCCACGCTTAAAAGCCATAGAGGGTAAGATGGTTTGGGTCGGCGCGGTGCAAAGCATTATTACAAGCCGCTGGTTTATTGGCGGTGTTATCACATTATTCGGCGGCGGCGGGGGTGTCGCTCTGCTGGATAAAATGCTATAGCAAATTTCGGTATATACCAAATATCTAGGAGTAATCACAATGACCATTTCTGAATTTTTCGCAAGCATTGACTGGACTATCGTCCGCGAATTGGTGCTCTATGTCATCTTGGCAGCGACCTATTTCCTTCTGTTCCGTAGCGTTCCGGCTAAGGTCTTTGATAAGCTAGTCGATAGCACAAGCTACATTACCGACGCCATCCCCGGCAACTTTGACGAGCTTATTCGTGATGCCGTTGCCGCTGAACTGCGCAAGGTATTGGTTGAACAAGACGAGACTAACACAGAGGGCGAAACACCCGATGCGTAAATTAACCTATGCGTTACTCATCATCCTACTTGCCGCGCTACTTGCAGCATGTGCGGAAGTTGAACAGCCGTGCGAGTGCGCCACAGCAACACCGACACAAGAGGTTGCAACGTGGACGCCAGAGCCTAACGTCACACTTGAACCGACCCTGCGACCTGATGAGGGCACGTTCAATACGCCGCTAAACTACAACAGCTATGAGATGTGGGTACGCGGTGTTGAAGCTCCGTATCCTGGCGTTGATGGCCGCTTCCAGTGCCAACCGCAGGCGGGTGAGTTCCTATGGCAACCGCGCCCGGTTGAGGGTGGATTGACACCGCCTTATGTCCAGTGCGACACGGACAACGACGCCACCAACGCAGACGGTGACAAGTACATCGGTGGCGTGCATTACGTGGAAATTCCGCAGATTGCAGGTGAGTACACATGGCGTCTGTATGACCCTATTTATGTCTATGCTGGACACTGCTATCTAGTCAAGTTAATCGGTTATAACCAGACAGCACGCGAAGCCGGGAAGCAGAACGAGCTATTTGGTATTGCACGTATCTATGAAGACGATGTGCTAGTTGGTGAAGCGTCCGCGCCGTTCACGGGTGGTTTCGCGGTTGATATGTTCTTCCCGGTACGCCCGTCACACGATGCCATCATCGAAATTGAGGCGGGGTTTAGCGTCAATCATGCCGTGTACCTCGCAGAATCGACAGTGCAGATTGATGAGATACCGTTCATCCAACCATTGGATGGCGGCGCGTTTTGCGAGCTAGACGATACTATCGAGTGGTAACACCATGAGCGTAGCACGCTATCTACTCCTACAACAGCCAAGCGGCGGTTTTGCGCCTGTATCGTTTCCGGCGTCTGGCACATTGTACCCGGCGTCGGCTGACGGCGTGTACGTGCTTGACGTTGACCAGCCTTCCAGCCCCGACCCTCTAACACGGATTTCACTGTTTGTCCGTGCGTCATCGCTTGACGCAACAAATACATATCTACTAAATGATGGTTGGGAGTTACGGCTAGAGTCTCAGGCTGATGGCACGTGGGATGCAAAAGCCGGAAGCGTGACGGATGGCACAACCGACTTTGACTATACCGCCGCTGACGTTGGAACGTCTATCACGGCGCTAGCGTGGGATGTGTCAGGCTCTACGCTCAAAGCGTGGTATAGCACAACTGCTACACCTGAATACCCCTCCGATTTCACACAAATCGGGTCTGACATTACGTCGGCGCTGTATCAGGGTGTCGCGAATGTTGGCGCGAGTTATAACGGTGCGACTGGCAGCCAGTTGTTACCTAATAATGACTTCAGCGTGTGGACTCAGCCAGAATACCCGGACGGATGGACACTAACCGACGAAACAGGAACGTCATATGTTGAGGAAAACGCCAACGGCGTGAGATTTGTTACAGATACGGGACAAGACCCGCGCCTACGCTACACTCTATCGACTATTGGTAATGGTGATAATCTCATTGTGTTTGTCGATAACTTCTCGGTTACAGGCGGGACATTGTTGTTCGGGGTGTTTAGCTTTGATTTCTTCCTGTTTAGTTCAGCAGGCACAACAGCAGAGGTTTTAACATCGTCACAAGCTGCGCCACAATTTCGCTTTTACGCGACAACGCCAGCGGAGTTTATCACTAGCCAAATCAGTGTATGGCTACAGGCCGCGCTCGACAATGACACCGATGGCGCGGTGCAGCTAAGGAGTGGGTAATATGGCTGTTTTACGGAGTGGCGAAAACATCATCACAAACGATGTTACAGATGAAATAATAGCGGTAGTAGAGGATGCACCAGGCGGTCAGACGTTAGCCGTTGGTGCTAACCGCAGCCTGCTATCGCGTGCGTTTATCGAGAGCCTGCGCGGGACACATGGCTTTGCTGATAGTATCACCGGACTAGCCGCACACCTTAGCTATACCGATAGGAGTGGTTACGGACGATGACACATGTAAGATTACGCAACAGCGACGGAAAGACAGTCATCTATGACGGTGCTATCGTAGCGGGTGATAGCCTGATTTCTGAAGACTTAGCGCCGATACTAGCGCCTGACCTCCCCGCGTGGCAATCTGGACAATCATACGCCATTGACGAGGTGGTGTCCTACAGCGGTCAGCTATGGCGCGTCATCCAGGCTCACACGTCACAAATTGATTGGACACCCGTTGTAGCGGTGTCACTGTTTACCGAGACGTGGCCGTCTGGCGTCGCGCCAACGTGGACACAACCGCAGGGTGCTCATGATGCGTATCCGCTGGGTTTTGAGGTGTATCATGCACCGACTGACCGAATCTGGGTGTCAGACATTGAGGCTAACGTGTGGGAACCGAACAGCGTGGCGGACACATGGACGCTGCGAGAGGATCAGCAACCACTTGAACCTGTCGGTACGGAATGGGTTTCGGGCGAGCAGGGTCTTCAGATTGGAGATCAGCGAACATACCAGGGTGTGACTTACGTGATAGTGGGGAATGTTGGCATCAACATCTGGCCTCCTCCCACTGTTCCAGCACTGTGGCAACCAGTATGACCGATGGACGCACGGCTCATCATGGCGCGTGTTTCCTGCGGCTTGATTAGCTATCGGCCTCAACACCTTGCCACCCGGTAAACTTCTCGCCCCACGCCTCTAGCCATTCAAAATCAGTTTCATCTGACCAACGCCACGTACCGTTAGCGTCACGCACCAGCACAAACGCGTTGGTAGGATTAGACCAGTCGATATTGCTAGCGCGTAATTCAGCTTGTGTCTCTTCGTCAAAATGGCCTATAAAAACGTTCGGTGTATCGTCGTTCATTGTGTACTCCTAGTCTATGCGCGTGTTTCATGCGCTTGGAATGAGACAAAACCCCGGTTATGCGCCGGGGTTGTTTTGCGTTATGCTTTCGGCGGTCTAAATGCTGGCCTTCCACGTTCTAAGGTGTCGTCAATGTCAACATCGTAGAAACCTATCCGATGTTCCACCAATAACCGCTTCTTTGCATCACCGTTCAACGCGTTAACCAGTGCGTAAAAATCGGACGGATGCAAATGCAATTCCCATCCATCGGGGACATGCTGAATACGCAACTTGTCAGCTTTTATCCTGTCGTAAATCTTCGCAATTTCTTCTATAATCTGTGACATCATTCCTCCTTTTATTTGTCGTGCTAAGTGCGCTTATCACCGATTAATCACACCTTCCAGATGTATTTAGCGATAAACGCCATCGCCACCACGAAATACACGCCTACACACAGCACTGCAAACATATCTACCATCATTCCACCTCAGCTTCATACTCGACGCCGTTCAGCGTCAATTCATCCTCAAGCCGACCGACTGCCACCAACAGCGGTACAATGTCGCCCCGTTGCACGACAACGCTATCATCGTCATCATCGGTCAGCGCGAATACGTAGCGCGCGTTGTTCGTCAAGTCGTGTACTGTGATTGTTTTCAGCATGACTAGCTCTTATCCTTGATTAATTTTACGTGTTTTGTTAACCATCCGGAACCACAACACCAATCACATTTATGTGGTTCATCGCACCCGCATGGCTCTGTCAAACCTTTGCAAGTTCCAACAAGTAACGCACCTACCGGGTTAATTTCTAGCCAGAGGTTTGACGCTTCCTGCATTACCCATCCGTAACCGTACATGTCGCAAAGCTGTTTTAATACCGCGCTCGGTGCGGCTAGACGTTTATCATTAAACTCTTGAACCGCTGCCACTACTTCCTCAGTAGTCATGTTTTCAATATCTAAATCAAGTCCCATCATGTTATCTCCCTTCCTCTTGCCAAAATTGTAACGTCGTGCCCCAATTGCCACGCTTCTGCCTCGTGACTTCATACGGGTCACAGAAAAAATGCTTTGCGCCGTAGCGCTCCATCTGTTCGCTTACTTCCGTCTCGACGTACAGCGGAGACAGACCGTAGATGTTGATGGTCACGGTCTTGTCTGCGTTGAAGTTGGTAAAGACGGTGCATCCTGTCGTCTCGGATATATGGCGCATTATCTATTCACTTCCGGTCTATCTGCAAACTCATCCTGCAAGAAATCCGCGAACGTGTCATGCGTCTGTCGCCAGTCTTGAGACGCCGCCTGTAACGGTGCGCCAATGTTGCGCCTCGCAACAATTCGCGACCTGCCGTCAAAAGGGATTTCGTCGTCTAGCTCCACTTCGATGTTCTCCATGCGTGAGTTGATTTCCTGCGTAACCTTGCGCTTTGCGTACAATGCAAGCTGGACAACTTCACTACTGATAAGCACCTGTTTTGCGTCGGTGTCGGTAGTGAGGAGGTGTAGCGCGTCGTGCATTGCGAATAGCTCATCGTCTGTCGCCTCGGTCGCATCCTCGATAATCGACGATAGAATAGCAACGGTGTAGGTGTAGGCGTCCAACAGATTGCGGATAGTGTCAAGGTATCCATTGATGAATGGCCCCACCAACCACTCGCGAACACCGTCACAAAAAACGTTGTTATATTCTTCGTAGATGTCATCGCGGTTTGTGTCAATCTCCTCTTGCAGCGGATTGTCAAACACGCCGTTATTCGTCACGGATAGCTTGACGGGCGGTTCATCGCTCAACACAGCGTATGCGGTGTACTCACGCCAGTCATTGCGGATACGGCTATCAACGAGCAAGTACGTCTCGCCCGTGCCCTTGTCCATATACACGCTGCCGACGTGGTTAATACGTGTCTGCGTGCGTGGCGACTTGATGTGTGAAAAAGCGTTATATGTGCGTGTCATCTCTACACCTCCTGCCAGCGGTAGCTAATCGACGGCTTACCGTCCACGCTGACCACGATACCGCTCACATGCTTGCGGATACGCGTCTCGGATGTCTTCGGTAGCGCGTTAACGTACTGTGTCGCGTCTGTGTGCGCAATGAGTTGCGCGTGGTCTGCGTCTACCGCGTCGCTGCGTAGCGTGTGCGTTGCGGTGACCTTGCCTGTGTCGATGTCGTGGAAGTTGCTAGTTACTCGGTACATTATTTCGTCTCCTGTACTGTGTCCGGTGTCGTGCTGCCACAATTGGAGCACGTATACAAGTCCACACCGAACGTATCGTCACTCACCCACACATAGTTTCCGTTGTCTAAGTTGCGCTTCATGCTCGGCAGGTCTTTGTATTTCGCCGGGTACTCTTGGAACCCATTGTGCTGCCATTCGTCCGGCTGTTCGCCGCAAGCGCTGCATGTGTGTAGATGTGTGGGTGTATGTGTCGTGTCGCTCATCGTGTGTCCTCGTTTGTGTATGTTAGCTATGTGCAATTAGATGACTGGTTGCAAATGCGTTTCTGATCGCAGCATAGGCGCTGCGGCTGTACCCTGTGCTGTAGTCCAAAAACTTTAGCAGTGAGGGATGGCGGTTATCACTGTAAATGTACCAATCCCACCCATTCTCTGTCTGATACAATGCCAATCGTAGATGGTCTTTGATTGCTAAGGTAAAACTTTTCTGTGTTTTCATCTCGTGTATCCTCGTTTGTTTCTTCTAGTCTAGCATACAATCGTCGTGAGAAGTGTTAAGATGGGCGGACTAGGCGCCCGTGCTGGTATTAGTCTTCGACGTACTCATCTTTGTAATCATCGTCTTCGAGTTCGTCTTCGTCGGTGGTGAAACCTAGTTCATTGATGGCCTCAACAGCCTTACCTACGTCGCTAGGATCAACATAGATAATTGTACCGTTAACTTCACACTCGCAGATTACACTATTGACGTAATCCCAAACTGTTTCAACCATTGCTTCGCTAGCTTCAAAAACCTCAATTGCGTACATGTTATTCATCTCGTGTGCTCCGTTTCGTATCTGACTATGTACTTAGTATAGCACAATCCCGGCGCGATAACACACCAGTTTCTAGGGGTATGGCCATCAATTTTGCTCATACTCATCTAATGTTGCAATGTATTCAATCATAGTGTATGATAGGCGTGTGCGTTACCCTTCGCACATCTGACACCGAAGGGGCGGTTGAAAAATCGCCTCTTTTCGTATATAATCGAGGTGTCGGAAAAACCAAAAAGGGAAGAACCATGACCACGAAGATTTGCCCCGGTTGCAAGCGCGAACTTGAATTTACCCCGGACAACTTCCACCGAAATAAGCGAAATAAAAACGGTCTTCATCATTTATGTAAAGTCTGTAGGTCAAAGCGGAGAAAGATTTATTATGAGAATCTTGAACCGCAAAAGAAGTGGGATATGTTGGCTAGGTCATCAAGGTGGGCGTCAAAACACCGCGAAGGTCATCGGATAAGCTGGCATCGTACATGGGCGCGTAAAAAGGGGTATCCTGCAACGCTGACCGTTGACGAATACAATGAGACACTAGAACATTTTGAGCATAAATGCGCTGTGTGTGGGAGTAGTGAGAAACTAGAGATGGATCACTGGATACCGTATAATGAGACAACATGCCCTGGCACGGTTGCACATAATTGCGTTCCATTGTGCTTTGATTGCAACCAGTCTAAACACACTACACTGCCGGGAATGTGGTTGCTCACAACGCAGGGAATTGAACGCGGCGCTTCCATCCTGCTAAAAGTCAACACCTATCTAAAAGGGCGTCGTTAGACGCCCCTTACTTCTGCGCGAAACTGTGCTATGATGGGCGTTCTACTTGTAATCGTCTACAACTTTATCGTCGTACTTGACGCGGTATTCCTTGCCAGCATGACGCGCTGTCAAATGGTTGCCGCGTTTATCGAATGTCACCACCGTACATTTTACGTAGTCATCAGCGATACTTCCGTATGTCTGCCACTCACAGACGGTAACGGCTAACTGCCACGCAAACGGCTTGCGCTTCATAAACGGCAAGCTATCCAGCCTGCATAAGCATCCGTTATTGTAGAACGTGACGCCGGGTTGTTTGACCAGTGCGCCGGGTATCGTTGCGGGGCGGTGCGTATGCCCGACAACCACGTTTGATGCAATGCCGTTTTCCATAAACTGTGCAATGCTATTGGCCGCGTTTGCCGTTGCGGATCGTGCGGCGAACTGGCCATGCCACCACACAAGGCGCGGAGCCATCCATACGGGCGGCTCATCAGTGTCATGACCGCGTGAAAACTGCAAGACGCCCTGCTTGTATAGGCTCTCCATATGTTTTGCGATGTTGCTTTCGGCGGCCTGCGGTACGTTTTCGCGTTGGTTACCATACCAATAATTATCATGGTTGCCGCGCACGTCTACTAACACGCCGTCATCGTGTAGCACGCTATGTAGCGATGCGTTCCACGCCGTCTCAGCACGCTTGTTATACTCATCATCTGATGACCATAGTAACGCCCGTGCGCTGCGCTTATCGGGATGTTTGTATCCGTTGTTGTCGAGTGCGTCATTAAACGCGCTGACCGCATGAGGCTTAACATCCTCGCCAATCCGTAACATAAGCTCTACGGCGTCCATCCGTGCATAGGGTATGTGAGCGTCACTGACAAACATTCCGAACGTCTGCTTGCCATGTCGTGATTGTTTCCACTCCTCAAAGCGCTTTTTGCTTTGTTCCACAATGACTTGCTGGCGTGCGACCGATGGCGATATATCATCTGTCTTATCGTGCATGGTCTTGCGAAGTAGTGCGATGTTAGCTTTGATTTTGTCCACGCGGTTAATCCGTCCTCTAACGCTGTCAGGGTTGAAATCATATAGCTTTGCGATAGCCTCACACGCCCGCTGCATGGGCATGTATGCGAATTTTGAATGCCTCAGTACGTAGAGCTGAATGTCTGATGCCATGTCTATGCGTCCTTGTCTACGTATACACCGTTGATTGCTACAATGTCAGACTTCGATACGCTAAGCGGTATCAAGTAGTCTGCGGCTGGCCCGGTCAATGCCTTGCATGATACCGCTGTGCCGGGGTTGTCCGTTGCATACACAACGGCTAGGTAATGGCGTGTCGTAGGCTTTCCAAACGCCTCAAACTCAAACGGTTGTTCTGTTTCCTTTACTTCGATAATGTCGCCAGGGTTAATGTCGCTCATGATGCCTCGCTCTCTAACAACTCAATACTACGAAAGTTTAGCCGCCGATTGTCCGGCTCGGCTTCGGTGATGTAACAATTCACCCGCGCTTCAAATACAATCTCGGTGTTCGGCTTGAGGTATCGCCACATAGAACGCGGCGGCGTCCATACGTGGTCTCGTGCGGCGTCCCATAGTCCGGTGACGTTGTTGTAAATCTCGACGTGGTGCAATAGTGCGCATTCGCTGTCATATGCTTTTTGCACGAACAGAGCACGCGCTAGAACGAACTTGCCCTCTAAGCGTTGCCAGTAGCACATCACATCGCGCTTTCGTCGTCTAATACATTGATGCGATACATAATCGTGCCATTGGTATGCGCCACGATATAGGCCGTAGGTGTAATCATAGTTGCCTCCCATGCATCCTTATTAAAAGTAAGATGTATGGCAATTTCACCCGCCCTAATTGAAGCCGTAGCAATATCGTTAAAGCCAGATGCAAAGACTAAAATTTCATCGTAGTTTTTCGGCTCACTGTTACACCATATTGAATACGTCATGATGCGTCCTCGCTTTCGCCTTTGCGTGTCGCTGTGACGTTGAGGATACGCTCTGAGTTAAAGCCAATCATTAACGCCATACTAGCGTATGCAATCTGGAACGTTGCGACATACTCTCCAAGCCTATTGTGCTCTATCAGGCCCATAATCAGGATTGCGATTGATGCAAAGATGTATGTCTTTAGCACCTCGCGCAAATCAATGCTGCGCTTATACGACTTGCTGACGTTATAACCTTCTAGTACGCTGTCAATTTCCATAGTTTTCATAATCATTCTCCTATCGTATCGTTACGTCTATTGTACTACAGATTGCTTTTTATGTCATTCTCGATGTCATCTAAATCGGCAGGGTCTAACTGTGCGATGATTGACGCTCGGTCAAATGCGTCGGTATCATCGCGCCCTGTCTCGACAAAACGAAAGTACCACAATGCCAGGGTTACGGCCTGTTGGTCGTCAAGGTCTACACCATGTTTACGAGCGCGTTGTTTCAATTGATTAACAGCCGTTCTCATAGACGCTGACAACTCAACAGGGTCGTAGTAATGCTTACTCATCTTGTGCGCTTTCTCTCAGGCGTTTCGCCACTTTCCCAACGGTGGATGCTCCAACTGTAACACCCATTTCATCATAGATCAATTCTGCTACTCGGCGAACGGGTGCACCTAACTTGTCGGGATTAGCATCATAATACTCTTCAATGACCGAACTTGCGTCTACTGTACGCGATGTGTCTACACGTTGTCTACTGTTGTCTATTGTCTCGTCTACACGTCTATTAGACATGTCTAGTGCATTAGACGCGTGAGACACCCTAGAGACACCCTGCCCATACTTCCGAACAAACGCGCCCTTGCTCCGCTTCCAGCTATCGTTTAGACCGTCTCGCCATTCTGACATAGCCGCGTTATACTCCGCATCTAGCCGCCGTTGCGCGTGGACACGTTGCGCAGTCATCAGCGCTAACACGTCGCCACTGATAAACGCTAGAAGCGGGGCGCTCACGGCGATTAAGATTGTAACAGCGGTTCCAAACCACGCCGCCTCGGAACCATGCCCGGTCAGCACCGCGTCAAGGTTGCCACCGAGTAGCACGATAAGCGCCAACCCGACGCCGAAACCTAGCAGTTTATGAATACGCTTGAGTGGTGAAACTGCGATGTCCTTTGATGTCAGCGATAGCTCTGTGCGAACATACGTCATGAGCACCACGCCGACTTCCAGCATGGTAAACGCTGCCACACCGACCGCGCCGCCGCCAAACTCCACGATGGTACGCGATGCTGATACAATCATGCTGGCAACCATCATCACAACAAGCGCCGATGTGACCAGGCGTTTATCCTTTGCCGCGTCGGGCTTGTCGGGCGGTGGATGCTGTAGCGCGTATGTCTCCGCATACGCCTGATATGCTTCCTGTTCTCGTTCTACTGCGTTCATAGTATTCTCCTATTCATCGTCCAAACTAATACCGACAATATCTGATGCTACAAAAAACGCCTCGCCGTACCGATGATTAAGTTTCACCGATGTTGGCTCTTCGGTCGTGCGGTACGCGTCCCACGCGTTAATAAACCCGTTCCCATTATGAGGCGTCACCCAAAACAATAACGCCTCTTGATGCGTCCGTAGATAGATGTACATCTGCACTGCGCTCATTCATTCGTCTCCTGTTCTTTGTCAATCGTTTCGTATAAGCTAATCAAATTGCATGGATCACCCCATGAGTTGTGCTCCATATCACGCCACGCGGCATAGACCACCCGCCGCACGCGGTCAGGTAGCATTTCAAAGCGACGTTCCACATGCTTGATAAACGCTTCCAAAACTGCCATATCATTCAGCGCACGGTCAAGTACCTCATGGCGGTCTCTAACACTTGTCTCACACCAACCCTGAATGCTCGAAAAATCCCACGTTGCATCGTTGCTTAGGACTTGCGACACATCGGCCATGTCTAGCGCGTACCACATGTTAATTGTCATATATCATTCTCCTGTTCTATGCTATCGAATATTCGGTACGTACCAAAAATCTAGTACGCTAAATCATCATCACACGTATACCCTTTACGCAGGCGTCGGTACATCGCATTGACCGTGATGTAACATGCTTCTGCTGCGTCGGCTATGCACGGATACGTTACGCCGTTCCACGTAACAGGCTTCTTACGACGTTGCACTGAACCTGTCCCTGGCATGTCGTTATCGCAGGTGTAGCCTTTTGCAAGACGGTTACACATCGCTGACGTTTTTATACCGTTGGCCTGCGCTGCTTCACGTACTGAGTAATAACCAACGCCGTTCCATACTACATGCCTACACATTTGTTCCTCCATTCTCTACACAATACCGATTGCACCGCCACCAGACGCCCATAGCGCCATTTTGCACGTCGTTGGCTACAATGTGACGTGTGACGCGTTTTTCGTGGCTCTAATCGCCTCGACTATCAAATACCATATACCACATACCGCGCTCCATATCGAAGCCGTACCGCCGCAATGGTAGGTTCATCTTAGCCATCTGCTGTTCAATTGACGCGGCTAACGGCTCATTGAAGTAACACATAATCCAACGCCCACTGGCGGCGGTATCCACGATATGATACTTGATACGCGCCTTACCTGCATTGTGTTTCTCTAGCGCTTTTTGAATATCGTTAATCATTGGCATGGTGTTTATCCAAATATTCATTGACCGCCGCACTTTGTAGCCATGCACAAAACGAGTGTCCAAAAGGCGAGAGCGTATACCCGTATTCTGGATTGCGCCCTGACTTTTGCATAGTGCGATGCACTAAACCAAGCGAAACCATTTTACTCGGTGCTATCTGAAACGACCCGTATACGCCAGCATGATGGGTGCTTAACAGCCATATAACATCATGTCTATCCAGCTGCTTCAGGATGCGTTTAAAATCTAGTGTGTCATTCACCGTTCCACTACCTTGCCATGCTTGTTCAGCATATGCGTCTTAATCGTCTTGCGCTCGTTTCGTTCAATCACAGTGTTGATAGCTTCAACATTTGACAATGCTGCACATTCAACGATGATGTCATACACAACACCCGTGTATCGTTTAGGGTTGGGGAAGCGCGGGTATTCTTGAATATACCTCACTAAATCCCACACCTTAGTTACGCCATGCAAAAAAGAAGATGGATAATAACCATCGCAAAAATTAATGCCGAGTGACTGCATAACGCCAAACGTCGTGACTATAACGTCCGCCGCTTCCTCTGCGATGTCTTGCGGATACGTAGCGCGTACCAGTTCACCGCACTCCTCACACAGCACGCGCACCCGCGCTTCGTAATCGCGTGGCGTCTGGAAGGTGTCGTGAAATGCGATGGTGCTATCGTATAGACGCTGTAGCGCGTCCTGCATTGCGTTGTCGTTAGTCATTGTCGCTTTCGCTTTCGTCGTCGTCAAAGTCATCGGGCAGCCAGTTGAGGAAACCTTCGCTTGTCAGCGGTGAATAGGAGTGCTGACGTTCAATGCGTTCAATTTCTTCATCAACCATCGTCATAAGTTCGTCAAATTCTTTGTCGATGATGTTAGCGCGAATACGTTCCTGTGGCGTACCGTTTCGACGTTGCCATGCGGTCTGCTTGCGAATACTCTTTGCGCGGTGATCGTTCTTAAATTTACGTGCCATGATGCTACTCCTTAATTCCAAAATATTCGATAGGGTTATCAACCCCGGCTTGCTTCATATCATCCAGCCATAATACCCGTGCGGCTGGTTCTTGCTCGTAATATTCATCTCTCATAAGGCGCTTCCATTCCGCGTCCCGTTCACGTTGCTGGCGTCCAAGTTCGGCGTCGGCTTTCATGCGCTGCTGTTCGCGTTCCATGCGCTTAACCCGTTGCTCCGCTTCGGAGGCACGTAGCGCGAAATACAAACACAGCATGAGGAGAATTGCGATTAGGGTGGTACGTCTCATAGTGGTTCCTTTCGTATCGTCTAACATAGTATAGCACAAGCGTAAACGGGGCGTCAATCAACGCGTCAACGCTGACCAATCCTTATCGACAATCCAGCGTAGGCGCGGCCAGTCGGCAATACATTGTAGCTGCCCCTTCGCACCTAGATTGTTTTTCGACACCACAATTGTACCGCGTGGGGTGGGTCGTCTGCCAACCACTACGCCTCTATCGTCAATATCGTCGTCATATTCAACATTCAACGTGAGCACTAAGTTCATTTTGTCGTCGCGTACAAACAGCATATTTGAGCCATCAAGTTTATCATTTGCATCTTTGTTGCGCTGCGTGGATGACTTTGTAACCTGTGATGCGACAACACCTACAATGTTATTCTGCATACAAAACGACTTAACTAATTCGGTTGCGACTTCGTGACGGTTATCACCATCAATTGCCACGTCATCGGCGCGTAAAAGCTGGATATAGTCGAATATGGCATACGTCACCATCTGCCCACGCTCACGGTACATCGTCAGCATATCCCGCATTTGTGCGAGTGTGTCTGTCAATGACGTGCGCGGCGGGAAAAACTCAGTTACACCCGGCCAGTTACGCACGGTGTTTAAGATCGCTTGCGACTGCTCAAACTCCGCCTGACTAATCTTATGGCTCTCGTTTGTCGGTTTACCTAGTCGTCGGTTGACCTTGTATAGCTCCCATTCCATCATGCGTTGCGTGGACAAGCCGCCGTTACGCTGAATACGGATGTCAATACTTTCGTCTGCTGTCCACTCAGGGCCATACCAGAAGCCGCTATGACCTGCCGCGTTTAGCGCGTCGTTAAGCGTTCCGAGAAACGACGTTTTACCGCTGCCAGACGGGGCGATCACACCGTACAACTTATTCGGCATGAGCACCGATGCAAACCCGCCGAATGTCCGCAGGCGATCGAACGGCATTTCTATCGGTACACCTTCAATCGTGGTGTCCAGATTGCGCAGTCGGATGTCGTAACGCTCTAACGCCGTCGTGCTGGATACAATCGCGTCTGAACGTGGTTTAAGTCGTTTCGCCTCTACCCGCTGCCATAGATGCAACGCGGCGTTTGACGGTCTGATATAGCACAAGTCCGCAACATCACCGCTACCCGACAACCCCAAGTCTACCGTGATAGCGCGGTCTTCTAGTTGCTCCGCTATCGCTTTCGCGGCGTGGTTCCCGGCGTCGTCGTTTTCAAACGCCAGCACAACGTCACCTGACCACTTGTCGTTAAGCTCTTTGAGTAGTGCAGGCGGTATCTTGTTCTCACCGCCACCCGCCATCGTGAACGCGGGTATGCTATGCTCTTGTCCTGCAATCGCGCTAATCTCACCGTTCACCATAACCATCGGCTTATCTAGTTCCGTTGCTAGAATAATGGCGCGGTCAAGACCATACCAGCAGCGTGTAAATCCTTCGGTGTTGATATAGCGCGGTTCGTTGCCATCCACAAAACGCCAGCGCGTACCGTTGGCAGTCGGGAACGATAGCGCAGACCGTCCGCCGTGTGTGACTTCCTGCCATCCCGCTTTCACAAGCACATCAGTCGTAACACCGTGCGCATAGGCGTAGTCTGTTAGACCGTCGTACTCGCGTTTTGTGGTCGGCACGTCAATGCGCTGGATGTCTTCGACAATCGGCGCGGCTTGCAGGTCTAGCTTCTTAGCTGGCTGTTTGCGCAGCGCTGCCTGTTGTGTCGGTGGTAGGGCGTCCGGCGTAATGCCTAGCTTTTCGCAAGCGGCTTTATAGTCGATGCCGTCATACTGTTTGACGAACTCGATATAATCACCGCCGCGCTCACACTGACGACACCGCCATAGCTGCTTGGCAGGGTGGACATAGAAGCGGTCTTCTCCTCCGCAGAATGGACACGGCCCGTGATACTCGCCGCCGTTGGTGTTGGCGGTCTTTTTTAGCTCTACCGGGAATACGGTTGTGTGCGAGATGTGCGATTGGTCAGTCATGGTTTTGGCTCCAACGTCTTGTAGATTTCTTTCGCGATGTAATAGACAATCTGCGGGACGACCGCGTTACCGATCGCCTGTATCCTTTGCCGCCTGTATTGCTGTGATTTATCGACTGTGCGCGGCGGTTCCCATTCATACTGATGTAATCCCTGCGGCGCGGGGAACTCAGGCGTGTCCAGCCAGGAGGGTATCCCATAAGGGCTTCCGTCCAATAGGCGTTTAGACTTCCTAACGCTTTGGGCGGTTCTCCTGGCGTCCAGTTTTGCGCTTGCGCTTGACGGGGTAGCCCCATACTCCCGTCTACGCCGTTGCCGCTTACCTTGCGCCATACGCCCGTTTTTGTTTGGTAGTATTCGTCGTTCTCGCCTATGATTGCGGCTGCGGTTCCGTCCGTTCGCTGTGGCGTAGCCCATAGATTTAGACCTGACATTGCGCTGTACTCGCCCACATTCTCTTCTGTTAGATGCTTCAGGAACATCTGTTTGTGCGCTGACCCTCCTATCATGCCCCGCGTTCTTACTGTAGGCCACAATCCATACGCGCTCTCGTCGGTGGCTTGCTCCGGCATCGGCAGCGGATATAATTCCATATCCACACACATAGCCCATTTCGGAAAGGTCAGCAAGGACAGTTCCCAAGTATCCGGGTTCACCTTTGTTTTGAGTGATAAGCCCCTTGACGTTTTCCAGTAGGAGTGCTCGCGGTCGTATCTCGCTAATAATGCGCCGGGTGGCTGGCCACATGTTGCGGTTATCATCTTCCGCAAGGCGTTTGCCTGCGTGACTAAATGGTTGGCAAGGAAAGCCGCCAGTGAGGATGTCGATGCGTTGTCCGTTGATGCTATCGGCTCCGAACTCTCTAACGTCATCATAGATAACTGAGTTAGGCCACCAGTTGCGGCTGTGCTTTGTGAGGACTTGCTGACAGTATTCATCAATTTCCACCTGTGCTATTACGTCAAAACCAGCTGCGGACAGACCGATGTCTATTCCGCCAATTCCTGAAAATAAACTAACTGCTTTCATGTTAGTATCCTATGCCGTCTAAATCCACGCGCTCACTATGCGTCTGCGGCGCGTCGGTAATCGTTGGGATGCTGGCGAGTGCGTCGGGGTCAATCGGCGCGTACTGTGGCGCTTGCTTCTGCTTGGATTGACGCCACCTGTAAACGTGTGTTGCGATGGCTTCCGGCGCTAACGGCATAGACACGTTAGGGTACTCATGGCGATACCATGCGCCAAAGCTCCGTATATCCTGCGGCTCGGTTAGTGGTTCATCTAGCTGGTGCTTATAATACTCAGTATGCTTGCGGCTTTCCGCCACCGTTCCGTGTAACTGGTGCAAGATATTACCGGCGCGGGATTTGTTAACTTTGAATTCATCGCAGATAGTGTCAATAGTGGCATTCCAGTCAAATTTTGACTTGCCATCTGCGTCGGCAGATAGATCTTTATTCTCTGTTGTATTCTCTGTAGTAGTCTCTGGTATAGGTTTGTCATCTTGCGTTTCACGTTTGTCATTTTGATTTTGACGTTTGTCATTTTGACAAATGGTTTCTTCAACCATGACCAATGACACGGACTGCAAGGCGCTAATTCCATCTGCGTTGAGGGCAAACCACTTGGTACGGTCGTACTTCTTTTGGTTGTAGTTGGCGACGTTGATTAGGCCTTTCGCCTCAAGGCTTTGCGCCGTGCGATTGATGGTGCTCACGCTCCAATAACCAAACGCCTTATCGCGCATTTCCTGGCTTGATTGGTATGTCCAGAACTGACCGTCGCGATAGTTCTTGCCGATCTTAATCCAGTAGGCCAACTGTAGAAGCATGATGCTTTCGTTCAGACCTATTTCGGCGGCGAGTTCCGGCATGATGCGTGTGACGGTTGGCTCTAACCCGGCTTGAATATCAGGGCGTTGTGCTGTGTCGTTACTCATTGATACCACCATCCCGCTTGTAAACCTCCGCAATGCGCCAATAGTCATCTGTCAAACACCAGTATGTTGAAGCGTCAATTTTGCCTTGTGGTTCAACCTCTACCCACTCGCCGTTGTGTTCAATGCCTAAGCGCTCATCAAACTGTCTGGCGTTGGTGGTTGCATCGTGGAATGTGGAGTAGAAGCCGTGCAAGGCTCCGTCTTTGACAAAAAGTGCGTACTCGTATTTCGTCATGGGGTTGTCTCCTAGATACAAAAAACCGCTTTCGTCGCTCCCTGTGGTATGGTGTGCCGGGCATAGACGGCTCCACAGATTGCGACAAAAACGGTCATTCAATTCTATGCCTACTATAGCCCCACCACAAGGCTTGTTTTTGTTCACACCTCCAATACTAGCACATCTATTCTACGCTGTCAAGTGCGAGTTTCCCGCCGTCCAGGATATACCACAAAGGGAAAGCATCACCCGATGGCAGCACAACCATTGTATTGCGGTCATATGTCTGGCCATTCGGCAACGTCAGCACGCCGCCGTACAGCTTAACGGCATTTTCGTATCGCTTGCGTATGGTGTCGATTGCTTCGGTGTCAGTCATGGCGTTGCATCCGTGTATAATGTATCGGTTTCGGCGTCATATCCAATTTGAACATACTCGCCGTTGATATGGTATTGGTATAGTTCAATAGTCTTGTATGACACATCAGCATAAGGTAATATAGGCTCACCTCGCCATACCTGCGGAGTTTCGACTGGAACAGGGACATTAATTCTACCGACTGGCGAGCGTTCCACTGAGTACATAACCGATGTTTCGCCGTTTACACCGGGTATGTTATTACGTAGGCCATTCTCGGCTACTTCTCCGAACAACTTGACCAGTGTAGCGTTATCCTGTAAGCGCGGGATTTCAGCAAGGATTGTTTCCTGTTCTTGCTCTAAGCGTGTCCAGCGTTGCATTGCACTATCAAAAAACGGTGCTCCGACACCATCCATTATTCCGAGTGCCCCAAGTGTAAGTGTTTCATCTCGTGCGCGTTCAATCTCATACCGTAGCTCCATTAGGCGATTACGGTATTGCATTAACTGTTCGTATCGTTCGTCAGTCATCCTAGCACCTCTAAAATCTTATTGATTGTTTCGTCATCAACCTTGACAACATATTGTAGCTCTATGTACCCGTTCGGCTGTGCCCATCCTGTGCGGTATGTTAGCGGCTGGTCGTTGCTAACAATGTGACGCTGTTTCTCACACCGCCATTGCACCGCTTCGCCGAGGTTCTCAAGTTGCTCAATCATGCGTAGCGTGTGCGATGTTAACGGCGTTTTCCGTACATAGTCGGCTAAGTCAGCAGCAACGGCTAGGATATAGTCGGCTAAATCCTCTTGAGCCTTACCCATCACTAACCCGGCTGTTTTAATTTCCCAAATAGTGCGTTTAGTTTCTTCTTTTTCGTTCATTCGCTTAGCTCCAATCGTGCGATTTCTGTTTCGATGTCGGCAACGTCCATTGTCTGGCCGCGCTCGTAACGTTTTGCAAGCATGGATGCAAGCGTGGCGTAACCCGCGTCGGTCAGTTCGCGATAGGCTTGTTTTTGCATGTCATTGCGGATAAGACGCACGGCGCGCTTCAATGCGCGTGTGTCGTCGTCGTCTATGGAGCTGTTATTTCGTAGGTTTTGAAGCGCTTCTACCTCATCCACTCCGACCGAAACGGCAGTTTTAGCCGACGACCAGTTAAGCGTATTAGAGACCAGTGTACATTGGTGCTCAGTAGCGCTTGACACCCGCATATCACGACCGTTCCATAGCACAACATCACCGCGTTTTAGTTGCGGGTTTTTTTGCGCCGGCACAATCGGCGCTTCGGCTGGCACTTGCCACGCATTAGCACTAAAGCGCCGTTCACTCTCCTCAAGGTCTACAACAACGCCGCGTCCATGTCGTTTTCCATCCTCAAGCGCAATCTGCCAGTGGTCAGGCGTGAAATCGTCGTTGTCTTGCAGCGGGTCAGCATCGCTCACCGCGCCCCATTCGATTGTTCCATCTTCGGCCTGTGTACCTTCCCAACGCCCGGCGCTTTTATCGCCGATGAGTTCAACTGTGAACTTGTTCCCGCTGACGGATACGACCCGCCACGCGCCGTTTACAATGTCGCCTATTTGCTTGTTCATGATTTCAACACCTTTGCATACTGTTCGTATTTTTTTGCAGCGCGTAACGCATCTTTTACCGCGTCACGATAGGTTGTCCGGCGCGGCTGTACTAATGCGCCACTGTCAGTCATTACGATTGATTGCCATGTTTCGTTAGGCAATCCAAAGATAATTGCACAGCAGTTCTCAAACTGCCCGTATTCCTGCGGAGTGGGAGCGCTTACGGCTTCAATCGGGTTTATGGTTTTTCTCGTAAATTCTGTCATGGTGCTAGCCTCCATTCTACTTGGTCAACTTCATTCATGTATGTCATCACAACATCCATCACGCGCTTACCGAGCGGTCGTGCCTCGCGTGTGGCTTCCTCCTGCATGATATGACGCATCACCGCAGGTTGCCACGCATTGTTATCCGCTTCTAGCACGGTCAGCGCTCGATGTGCGTCGTTGCTCCACACGTCGCGGGTTTCGTCTATGCGCTGATGCATGGCGGCGATAAACGCTTGTTTGCTGGCGTAGATGTCAGTCATTGTTTACCTTTAAGCGAATTATCAACTCGCCTACAATGAGAGAGAGACATGCCGCTATACCAAGATTTGGATTACTTAACCCCTCTTGCACATAGCTTATAGCCCACATCGCCCCGGCTAAATGCCAAAAACTAACTTTGTCTGTAACCATCATACCACCTCCGCAATCATTAGCCCCAGAAACCCCAGCGCAAACAGCGCAAAGATAAACGCGTATCCGACATAACTCCGCTGGACATTGGCGCGTGGCTCAAACGATGCGTACACGGCGTTGACGACGGCGAACACCACGCACATGAGAAAGAATATCGCGTTGGCTATCATTCGTCGTCGCTTTCTATGTTAACGATTTTGCGTTCTTCAAAATTGCCGTTCCCGTACTTTACCGTGATAGTGTTACCGGCGATGCTCAAATCGACTTTATTGTATCCTGTTGCCACTTCGCCGCGTAGGTCATTTACAGCCATGCCGAGCGCAAAGAGAAACGCGGAGTCAAAGGTCTCAAACGGTGTACTGCGACCACCTATCTCAAATTTCCCTTCTTTGCCATTCATCTCTATGACGTATTTCATGCGACTACCTCCAAATATTCGGTACGTGCCGAATATTCATATACTTGTACCGTGTACTCTAAATCAGGATCAAGCGGTTGCGTGGTCTGGTCAATGTCGATGACTAGCTGCTGCGTGTATGGGTCATACCGCGCTTTGTATTCTGCGACCATTTCGCCGCGCCCGCTGGACGACCCGTAGCGCGTCTTGAGTTCCTCGCGTGCATCGTCCACGCTTAAATCGTTATCGCTGACGTACTCAAGCCAGGATAGCTTGTCGTCCGTAGTCTCTAGCTGCGCACGTTTCGCGGCCTGTAGGCAGTGCGACCATGAGACGTTATCCATCGCGTCGATGCGTGCGCGCGCGTCGGTGTCGAATGTCTTAGCCACGCGCCAATATTCATACAATGACCCTGTGCCGATGCCAGTGTTAGCGGCAAGCTCTTTTATTTTTGCGTTGCCGTAGCTTCTATCTAGCGCCTCGACAATATCACCGATGAACCATTTATCGCGTCCCATCTGCGCTACACGTTCGCGTATGGCGTCTCCTGCGGCGATAAACCCGGCGTCGTCGCGCTGCTTGATTACTTCAAATACATTCATGTGCGTGGCTCCTCAAATAGACTAAGCTGTGTCGCGCTGTCGCTTACTTTTTTCGGTTGGTATGGATCGCTGTCGATGACCCGCTGGCGTGCAATGTCTACGTATTCGCGTGTGATGTCTCCGCAGATGTAACGGCGTCCGGTCTTATGTGCAGCGACCGCCGTTGTACCGCTGCCGACGCATGGATCAAATACAAGTTCGCCCGGTTGGGTGTAGGTCTTAATCAGGTATTCGAACAAGGCGACGGGCTTCTGTGTGGGGTGTAAGTTCCCAAAACTATCCCGCGCAAATTCTAAAATGCTGCCGGGGTATCTATTAGTTGTATTGGTATGTACGTCAATAACTTCTTTATGACCACCAACAAATGCACCACCGTTTTGCTTTTTGTACCTTCCATGAACGCGTGGATATTTTGTTCTTTCGGAATCAACCCTTTGAGTGTCTTGTGGGAAATACACGGGTTTAAATCCGAAGACAAGAATTAATTCATGGTGCATCAAAGGCATAACTTTTGCATTAAAAAAATTGGCATGACGGCGTTTATCCCATACCCAATCATACTTATAACCATCTATCCATGACATACGCAAGCGGCTAGCAAATGGCTCCGTAGCCGTCAGCACAATAGCCCCGCGTGGCTTGATAATCCGCTTGAACGCGTCCCACATTGGCTCCATAGGAATGATGCTATCCCAACTACACGCCGTCGTACCATATGGTAAATCACATAGTATCATGTCAACCGACTGCGAAGGCAACGCCCGACACAGCGAAAACAGGTCGGTGTGATGGATCGTATTGTCGCGTATGGCGTATTCGGGAAGGGCTAACACGTCGGCTCCTAACGAAAGGCTGTCTATGGCAATTATACCACAAACAGCCTCATTTACACATTAACGTGCGGGGTATTCGGCGGATTGAACGCGTGCATAGTCGCGTGCTTTTTCGGCGTTGATGAGCACCTGTTGAATATCATCTACGATATGTTTAATGGATGTAAGGCGCGCGGATAGCTCGGCGTTGGTCTTGGTTGTGTTGATGTCGTATGTGCCTAACCCGGACTTACCCATCCATTCACAGGTGACAGCGCTACCGTTTTTAATCTGGATTAGCACCGCGTTATCTGCATTGTGCAGTTCAGCAAAAAAGACTTCTCCGAATGAGTGGTAATAAGCCGGCTTGCCAATGTAGCTCCCATTCGGCAGGCCGTCGAAAAACAGCGTCAAATAGCGCTCTACTGTTGCCGTGTCTTGCCATGTGTATTCGTTCATCGTGTGTCCTTTCGTCGTTATCGAATGATACGCCCACCCCGCTATGCAGGGCAGGCGGTGTTGCTGATGCTCAGAATGGCAAATCGCCCATACTGCCCGATGGACTGTCGTCCTCATTGCTGTTGCGTGTGCTCAGGAACGTCACGCGGTTGGCGCGGATTTGCAGGCTTGCGCCAAACGTACCGTCGCGCTTCTCAAACGTACGTAGCGTCAACTCGCCCGACACCAGCACATGGTCACCTTTTGACAGGTATTTATGGCACGCTTCCGCAGTGTTGCCAAATGCGGTCACATCATACCATTGCGTGCTATCGTTGTATCCGTTCACCGCAACCGGGAACACAACAAAATCGCCTTTATTACCCGACTTAACATCGGGGCTATGGCCTAGATGGCCTGTGATTGTGATGTTGTTATAGTCCATTATTTACCCTGTTTCTCTTTGAGTTCGTCCATTACTAGCTTGATTCCCGCTAAGTTCGCATTATCCTTGATATGCCCGTTTTCTAGTAGCCATGCAATCGTGTCGATACCGTGCTGTTTGCCCTTGACATAACCATCTTTTACCAAGTCGGGCACATAGTCATAGGCGGGGCTATTCGGTGTCGTCTCTTTGTGGTTGCGTTCTACTGGACTATCGGCCAGGTGGTCGCCTTCGGCTTCATCTGTAAACTGTGTGCCATACCCCGCGTGGGCAAGCGCACGGCCAATAGCGGCGGTCTCTGCTTTTTCAACCTCACGTCCTGACCATACAACTTTACGGTCGCCAGCGTTGGCGCTTCCGTGCCCGGTTGCGACTAGCTGACCGTCAATGTATACCGACGCTTTGAACACCGGAGCATCTAGCCCAGGGATAAGGTCGGTCTCAATGCGCCCAATGACGCCTTTTGTCTTGCAATCGTCGTAGAACCACATGAGGCGATACTTAACCTCAAGATAGTCCTTCCCGCGTAAATCAATCAAATAGTCCTTCGGGTTAAAAGTCATCGTGCTTGCTCCTATCGTTCGTTATCGTTACGTCTATTGTACCATAATGGCGTCAAAAACGCTATTGCCTGCGCGTCTCCGAATAGCGCACGGTTGCGCAGTTCTAGCATGGCTAACATACGCGGTGTGCCGTGTTCCATCTTCTCAACCAGTCGTGTTAGCTTGCCCGTTGGTATGCGTTGCATGGTCGCTCCTAAAACTCAATACTTGCTGCTTGTTTCGGCCAAATCGCCACCGCGTAATGTAGCATGTGTGCGGCTTCGGTCGTGTCGGCGTCTGACAGACTTCGTTACCTGCGATTAGCGTGTACTGATAGCGCCAATCGTTGGTTACTTCTAATGTCAACTCTACATCATGTATGCTTTCGTGTGCAATAGCCCATTCCGTGTCGGTGTCGGTGACGTACTGCAAGCCCTCGTTAAGCAGGCTCTCAAGACCTTGCAGTAGTTCGCTGTAATGGATTGTGCGTTGCGGTTGTGTCTCGTTTGTGGTATGATTTGTTTGTCGTGACATCGTGTGCGACTCCTTTCGTAAGCGGCGGTAGCTTCTGACTACCGCCGTTCTTTTTTTCGGGTGTTAGCGATTGCGGTTGATAACTCGGCTGTCGGTGTAAGCGTTGTGCAGTGCCGCAAGCATGGTGTTGCACGGCTTGAAGTCATAAGCCATCAGGTCAAGGGTAACACCGGGACGACGGCTGCTCTTGAACATCTGCCACGCCCACTTATTATTGAATGTCTTAAAAACGATAAGGGTGTTAACATCGTCAATCTTCGTGATAAAGTGTTCGCGTCGCGTCTGCAAAGTGATGTTCATGTCTGTCTCCGTCTTTGTTATCGTACTATGTATCTACTATAACATAATCCCGCGCTGCTGTGCCCCCCATTTTCTAGGGGGATAGATTAGAAATTCGGTACGTACCTAAATTTGACGGCAGATGCGAACGGGTGTACAATCGAGGTATGACGACGTACGAGGACACCGCATGACAACGATTGCAGGCTATACCGATGGGAAGCGGGTAACACTCGCTGCTGATTCCCGGCTGTCTGCCGAGAGTAGGCGTAAGGCAAGCATTAAAAAGATTTTTAGAATACGCAACATGATTATTGGTGGCGCTGGTGATACAATGGACATGCAAGTTTTAGACGCATTCCTAAATCCGCGCAAGATGGAAGATGGCGAAGACGCCTACCACTACATCGTAAAAGAGGTTGCGCCATCCATTCGAGACATCCTGAACACACACGGGCGGCAAGCGAAAGCATCAGCAGGTGAGCTATACATGCAATCGCATTTATTAATCGGCATGGGTTCAAGATTGTTTAACATGGGCTTTTATTTCAGCGTGCAAGAATGTCATCGTGGATATGACGCCATTGGCAGCGGCGGCGATTACGCAGTAGGAGCGTTATACCATCAGCTAAAGCAGGACAAGCCGAGCGGCAAGAAGACCATAAAAACGATGTTGCGCCATGCGCTTGACGCCGCGTGCGAGTGGGACTTGTACAGCGGTGGCGATTACCAGTTTGAGACGACGTAAGGGGACACCATGACAAAGCTAAAACAGATATTCGACCAATCGACAGACGAACAGCTGCCGCCAGCGCCGCATGACCGCGATTTGGAATGGAAGCGGGAAGCGGAGAGACGCGGGTATGGCGTTGTATGGAGTAACATTCCCGCCGATTTTAGCGAGATTGATTTACCCATCATTGACGGCTATGATACGACCAAATGGGGCGAATTAGAACCAGTCGAGATGAACACGGGCGACGGCGTAAAGTGGCTGTACTTCCTGGCTGGCTACGTGTCCGGCGCTCTTATGATTGGACTGCTGCTAGCATTAGGCGGTGTGATTTAATCATGACGGACAACACACCGAAGCCGACACCGCAGGAAGAGTGGGAACGCGGCGAGTACGGGCGTATCGTCCAGCGTGCCGAAGACGCCCTGGCTATGCGTAAGGCGATGGCGAAATACATCACGCGTTGGCGTCCGCTGACGGCGCATGAGGTATTTGGAATTAAGCCCGGTATGCGCCAACGCACGATTAACGCCATTGTCAACGATGCGTTACGTGATTTTCTGTTCCAGTCGAAGCCGAGACGCCTCTATGAGTACGCCGCAATGTTCCAGATATGGCGCGGCTATTTGCCCGATGGGGTAGACGGCGCACCGCTCACGCCAGCGGATAACGACAAGATGCCGAGCCGGGGCGCAAAGAAACACGCCAGCGATGGACAGGTTGTAATGCCATCACCCGACGATGTAAAAGTGCTGTATTGTACCAAGTGCAACGAGACGAAGCCATTCGATGAAGACCACTGGCCAGTTAGTAAGCGTGTCAGGATGGCAAACGGCGAAGTTAAGGTGTATCTGCGGCGGGATGCGTGCTCTGAGTGCCACAATAGGCGTATGCGGGATTATCGAGCTAAAAAGAAGTCGCGCAAGCAGGCACAGAATAATAGCCGATATACGAGGACATGATGTTAGAAGAAATCATTATGGGGATTTTTTGGTTTTGGGTAGTCGTGGGAGCATTAGGACTATCAATTGCAATTCCAGCACTGACAGGTATAGCGCTATGGGGGATTGTAAAATCCGTTGCTATGGAATTGGAGAAGCATTGGAACCGAATGACAACACCGAATGATGACTTGCGCAAGAAATACAAGGCTAGACCGAAACGGGCAAAATACTTAGGTGAACCTGTGGGCGTTGGTGATGATGGCGAGCTTATCTACTATATAGACACAATCACGCCTGACCCGCACCCACGCGTGAGAAGAAAATAACAAGCGTTACGAAAATACTTGACATATGCGAAACATGTGGTAAGATAGACGTTGAAGCACGAATACGGCTGGATAGGCGAGGCTCATCTGTTATCTAGCCACGAACGTGTGAGGCCGAGAGGCGTAGTGCGTTTTGTGTATGGAGCGTTGACCCTGGGGCGCTCCCTAAAATAACAACACATAGGGGCAAACGCGCTCGTAAGCAAGCTATGGATGTGGTTTACACACCAAACGCTAGACGGCGCGTTTTGTGTTATGGCTCCGTAGCTCAAAGGTAGAGCACACCCGAATCGAATCCGCTTGGCTAGCATAGCGCTCGTGTGGGTGGGTTGCAGGGTCGAGACCTGCCGGGGCAAACCCCACGCAATATAGCAGACTGAACACCTGCTAGGCGTAACGTATGCGGATTGTTCGCCCGCGTATGGGTAGGGGAGGTCGCAGGTTCAAGCCCTGCCAGGGGGTTCGCCTCCTGTAGCTCAGCGGGTTAGAGCGCCCCGCATAATCGCGTCATCGTTCGTGGTGGCGCGTTTTGTGTTTGACATGTAATGCAGTCTATGATAAGATTGTTTTAGGATCTTAGCCACGTAGTCAACCGATCATTGACCTGTGGCGCACCGTGTCGGCTAAAAGTAAGCCGGTCGGCGTGGAGCCGTCAAATGTAGGTGCAAGACCTATCACGGTGTTATCTGCACAAGCGCGTGAGGCCGAGAGGTGTAGCGCGTTTTGTGTTTTATCCCAAATATCACAGAATATCCCAAATACATATGACAAAAGCTGATGACGCAATCACATTTAACGCCTCATTCCCGGCGATACAAAGCGCAATCAAAGTTACGGGCGATGGTGGCGGAATGCGCATACAGTTAGACATACCCGAAAGCGACCTCTTAAACGCGCTGCACTTATTAGCATTGCGCGAAACCGTATTTACAGTGACGATTGTACCTAACCACAATGACGGAAAATCCAACACAAACCAACGAAAAGCAACATATTAAGGACAATGTTTATGAGTTGCTGACTGATACGCAATGGCGTTTCATTACAGCGATGATTGAAAATCCGACGTTCACTAAGAAGGACGCCGCCGAATATATCGACATTGATCCGAACACGGTTTACGGTTGGTCGAGCAAAGCGCCGTATGTGGATAAGGCATTAGACACCGCACGTCGGGACATACACAGCGCAGCTATGGCAATGCGCCAGCAGGCATTATTAAAGGCGTTGCGGGTAAAAGTAAAACTACTCGATAGTGAAGACGAAAGCATAAAGAGCCGGGTTGCCTCAGAGTTAATTGAGTGGGAGCTTGGCAAGGCAACACAGCGCAGTGAGCTAACAGGCAAGGACGGCGGCCCGGTGGAATGGTCGCAGGTCATGAGCGTTGATCCTGACGATATAGATGACCCGTTCGCATAATGGTGGCATCTGCACAGGCGGATAAGTTCAAGCGTATTGCAAAATCGCCTTACCTGTTCGCGCTGAACTATCTCAAGATACAAGACAAAGACGACCATATTGTGTCGTTCAAGATGAACCCGCTGCAAATCCATTACTTGCAGCACAGGACATCACGCGATTTAATCTTGAAGCCGCGCCAGATTGGATTTAGCACGGCGATACAAGCAGAGATTTTTCGGTATAGTGTGACCCGTCCTACACGGTCGCTCACATTGACCGACGAAGGCGCAAACACAACCAAGATGCGCTTGATACAGGATAAGTTTTATAACAACCTGCCGGAGCACTTCAGGCCAAAGCGCAGTATTAGCAATGCGACGCTGACGATTTACCCTGAGTATAATAGCGAGGTGCTATCGGGTACGGCGGGTAATACCAACGTAGGCCGCGCAGGTAGTTATCGCATCCAACACTACAGTGAAATCGCGATGTACCCCGACGCAGGTAGCATTATGAAGTCGGCATTGCAGGGCGGTCGTCCAATGTGGGTGGTTGCCGAGAGCACCGCTAACGGCGCACACGGCTGGTTTTTTGAACGCTGCATGGAAGCGCTGAACGACCAAAAAAGCGCATGGACACTTCACTTTTACGCATGGTTTAATCACCCTGAATACATCAAGCCGTTAGCGGACGGCGAAGAACTTAATCCGACGCCAGAAGAAGAAGATTTAATTGAGCGCTACGGCGTTACAGTTGGACAGCTTAATTGGCGGCGCTGGAAAATCAGCGAATCGGATAAGCGCACATTTGAACAAGAGTACCCGACCGACCCGCGCTCATGCTTCCTGGCGTCCGGCGCTGGTTATTTCGCCAGCATTCCGCATTTGAACGAGCGTCTGATTAGCAATCCCCACGCCACACCGCAGCAAGGGCGTGAATACGTGCTAGGCGTGGACATCGGGCAGAGTAACGACTTCACAGTAATAAGCGTCATAGATGTACAGACGCAGACGGAGGTAGAGCTTGTCAGGTTTAACCGTCTACCGATGACGGGCATAGCGGACAAGATTATTGCTACAATCGAGAAGTGGCAACCACGCGTCGCCATCATCGAGCGCAACTTTGATCACATGCTGGTTGAAAACATTGACGACCATTTCTTAGGCAGCGATATAGACATCATGGCGTTTAACATGACGGTCAAGAGTAAGCCACCGCTCATCAAGGGTATGTATCACGCGCTTGAAACGGGAGGCTTGCACCTATTACGTGATGAATCCGGAGACGATGAGTTACGCAAGTTTGAAGTCCGGCAGACGCCAAACGGCCATTGGAAATACGAAGCGCCTAACGGGTCGCACGATGACACCGTGATTGCGCGTGCACTAGCAAACCGCATGATACATTACGTTTCACCGCTGGAAGGGTTTTAAGTGGGCATACTAGACGGGCTTAAGAGCTTGTTACCAAACAATAGAGCGGTCAAGTCCGGCGTGTGGATGTATGGCGCAAACGATTGGCTATTAGACGACCCCGCGTTTGTCGGCAAGGACTTGAAGATCGCACGTACGGATCATGGCGCGGCGACGGCGGCGGTTATCCAAGAGGACATATACGCCTGCCTTGAGGCGCGTGTCAATGCGCTATCTGGCCTCGAGTGGCAGATTAGGCGCTACGAAGGCGACACCGTACAGGAAGACGACGAGGTGTTGTGTTCTTCGGAAGACCAAGCACCCCGGCATACCGTCGCGAAAGCGATTAACAAGTTCCGACGCATGAACGGCTTCGACCTGTTCACAGCATGGTACTATTCATCACTCGTTGCGGGGAAGATGTTTATTGAGCCGCAGATGGATATACTTGGTAGCGCCTACCGCCAATTGCAGTGGTATAACCCGACTGGCATGGTCGTTCAGGAAATCAACGGGCGCATTGTCGAGTATCGCTACAACGGTGACGGGGAAGCGCTGCGCTTCCGCCCTGATGAGATTATCTATGACCGCAAGTTAAACCTGCTGAACGAAAACATCGGTATGTCGCCTGTCATGGCGGCTATTGATAGCATCAACCTTGACCGGACATACAAACAGCAGATTAACAACTTCTTCCAGAACGGGTTACAACTTGGCTACGTTTTCAGCGTCAAGGCTGTGAGCGATGACGGCATTACGTTTACCGACAACAAGCGCCGTGATTTTATCAAAAAGATGCGACGCGAGAACCAGGGCAATCGCAACGCGGGGCAACCGATTTGGTTACCCGATCAAGTAGAGGTGACAGCACCACAACAACCAAACTTACAGCAGAACGACGCAGCGATTGAGCGTGCATCGAACCGCGTGCATAAGGTGTTACGGACGCCACGCGCCATTACAGGCGATATGTCCGAGATGCCCTACCAGCAGCACAAAGACATGTACGATAGCTGGATGGACTTGGTTATCTTGCCAGACGCCCGACATATTGCGACCGTCGTGAACGATGAAATCTTGCCGCTATTCGATGACAGCGGTGATACGTATTTCATGTTCAATGATGACAAGTGGCGCAAGCGGTTGACCGAAAACGACTTGCAACGCCAGCAGCTATACGAGCGACACCTACGCAACGGCGCGATTGACATTCGCACCTACCAGCGCATTAACAACTTGGACGAAGACGACGCGGCAGAGGGTGTGCGCTTCATGCCGCTTGACGCAATCATGGTGTCAGGCTTTGACCCTGTAGCAGTATCGCAGGCACAAGCGGCGCAAGCAGGCGGTGTGGACAAGCTAGAGGGCGAAGCGGTCGCGTTGCCATCGCAGGCGGCTAATACCGAAGAGGAAGCCAACTTAGAACCACACCCCGGTGACCAGCCGGAAGACGACGATAAGTCAAGCGATGAGTTATCGCAGTGGTATCAATTCGCGAAGAAACCGTACAAGCGCGATTTCAAGTTTGTGCAGTTGGATACCACGTTGGGCGATGAGATCAACGAACGGCATAAAGCAGGTGAAAGCGTGGATGCCATTTACGACGATGTGAAGCCGCGTATTAAGCAGCAAGACGCGATAACAGAACATACGTTCCTTGAGTTGGTTAACGTGTGGGACGAGTTAGGACTAGAAGACCTTGTGCGACAAGTGCGAGACGCAGACGAAGCAGAAGCCGACAACACCGCCACCGATAACGCCGATTGATTTTGAAGACGCCGACGCCAGCCTTAAGGCGTTGGGCGCTCAAACGATACGCCGTGCATGGTCAGGCGTTCAGAACGTCTTCAGGCGTGACCGGGTATCTAGTCCGCGCGTGGACGACCGGGCGTTTCGGCGCTATGCACAGCACTATGACAAGCGTGTGCAGAATTTGGCGCAACAGCTTGCAGACGGCAGCATCACGTCATCTGAGTGGCGTAATGGCATGGCGCAAGAGATACGCCAGATACACCTAACCGCTGACATCATCGGGCATGGTGGACTGGATAACTACGACGCGCAAGCGCTCGATAGATTGAATGCACGCGTGCAAGAGCAGCTAGGTTATCTGGACAACTGGAAAGCGCAGATTGACCGTGACGGCGTTACAAGCGCTGATGCGGTGTCATCTCGTGGGCGGCTATACGCGGGTAATGCAAACGCCACGCTACAGCATGGTAAGGCGGATGCGATGGGATTACCCGCCCTGCCCTCTCAACCGGGAGACGGCACAACGTCATGCCTGACTAACTGCAAGTGCAGGTGGTCAATCCGTAAAGACGCTGGCGACGGTAACTATACCGCGTCATGGCGCTTAGGAGCTGCGGAACACTGCCCTGAGTGCGTAAGACGTGCGACAGCGTGGCGTGATATCAAGATACGCGACGGCGTGATTGTGTCCAACATCAGCGGGGCGGGGTTGTTCGCTTAGTTATCTGCCTTGATAGCAACGATGTACATACCCATCGTTTTACGCGGATCAACGGTGATTGCACCATGCTCGAAGAAATCAACGGTCACACGGTTGCGGGTAACGTTCGTAACGATACCGTTAGCGCCTTCGGGCACACCGTTGGATGCGTCGTAGTTGACGATTAGATCGCCTATTTCGCAGTTAGTCAGCATTATCGTTCTCGCTTTCAAGCATTACATCAGGCAGACCGGGAATACATAGCGCAAAGTCGGGCACGTGCGGGTTGCAGATGATTGTAAAATCTACAGTGTCATCGTCGTGGTAGACGTGTCCCCTGCCCTGAATGAATAGAGCGGTGGACACCAAATTCCCACCCGCGAGGAACTTTATTGTTTTCGGTGTGGCAAACATCACGACATGCGCCGTCATTGGTTCATACGGAACCCACGTCGGAGACTGCAAAGCGTTCTTATACATCATAATCGCAACGTTGTTCTCAAGAGCTTGACGGATTGCACGGTTGATAAATTCAGATACTTCATACGTGATAATGTTGTCACTCATAACTATACCTTTCGTAATCATTCGATGCTTAATTATACCATAGTTCGCGAAAATTTGGAACGTACCGAATATCTATGCCAGATAGAACAGTGAGCAAAACAAACAATGCGCGTCAAAAACATGAAAGCGTCAAACGAATGTTTTGCATACATACCATTGGCGAACAATGCACAGATACGCGACATTCAACTAAAACTAAAAGCGCGTTTTACTGATGACCGTATCGAATGGCAAACACCAGACACCTATCACATTACGCTAGTCTATGCCAATCAAGGGACATACAGCGCACTAGACGATGTTATCAGCAACGTTGAACTACCCGATAGCATCGAGGTATACGGCGATACAGTCGAAGTATTCGATACGCCGGACGGCTGGGCGGTACATGTGCGGCTGTATCCAATGGAAACACTCATGGATACACAAGCCGAGGTATTCAGGTGGATGTCGGAGTTATGCGGCGGTTTGTCTGATTTTAGCAAGCCGGACGACTATAACCCGCATATCACGTTATGCTACATGCCGAAAGACATTGAGCCGCCAGCGGGTGAATTAGGTGTAGTTGATACGTTTGCAGACAGCGTGATTATTGGACGCGATGACTATCGACCATACGGCGTGATTAGCAATACCAAACAAGCGCCAGAGAACACAACGTTTGACAGCGTGACATACAACGGCGTGACGGTGCAAGCATCACCCGTTCGCCCGTCATCGCGAGTCGATAAGAAGTACATGCGGTGGGTGCGCTATGACGGCGATGAACGCCTCGTGCACTGGGGTCAACCCGGCGAACAGATGGAACGTGACAATGATGAGGCGCGTGGGAACTTCAATTCACGCCATCAGTGCAGCACTAAAAAAGACCCATTCGCGCCAGGGTTCTGGGCTTGTTGGGCATGGCAACCAAACGCACCGATACCGGGCGGCAAATCAAGAGAGGCTACTATGACAGACGATAAGCGCATCGCTTTCGGTGGTGCAATTAAGGCAATGCCAAACGGCATTATTGAAGGCTATCTTGTCCCGTTCTATTCGGATAACTCTATTCGAGATTGGGACGGTGAGTACTTCGACAGCCGCACGGATTACGATTTAGAACATTTCCCGGTAGAGGCTAAACCAGTCACCTACCGTCACGGCCTTGACGAAACACTCGGCTCGCGTGCTATCGGGCGCGTGCTCAAATCCCGCGTAGATAACGTGGGTATTTGGGTACAGTCACAGCTTGACATGCGCGATGAGTGGGAAAAGGCCGTTTATGAGCTTGCTAAAAAAGGCAAGCTGGGATGGTCAAGCGGGGCATGGCCGCAATCAGTAGAGGTTGAAAAAGACGGCCACATTAAGACGTGGAAGATTATCGAGGCGGCATTGACGCCCACACCCGCAGACCCCACACGTTTAACGCAGATTAACACCTACAAGACGCTGACCGATGGTGTAAGGCTTAAGGGCTTTTTAGAAGACATAGAAGCAAACGCCAGCGCAGAGCGTGACGGTGATCTGAACATATCCGAAGATGAGAACCAAGAGGAAGAGGACAGAACGATGTCTCCTGAAGAACTTCGTAATTTCATCATTTCCGTTGTTGAGGAATACAACGCGAAAATGAAGCAGGACGGCGAGATGACCGAAGAAGAGTCAAACGCCGTTGCAGAGGCTATGGCCGATGAGGTTGAAGCCAAGATGGATGACGAACTTCCTGAAAACGTTCAGAAGATGGACGAAGAAGAAGTTAAGTCAGCAGTATTGAAAACCATCTCCGACAACATGAAAACACTGTTTTCTGTTGGTTTTGCTGCGCAGGCTCGTGTCCGCGCTGCGAATGATAAGAAGATGACCGAGGCACTGAAGGCCGCACGTAATGAGGCCGACATTCCAGTGAATGACCGCAAGTCGCGCGCTGGCCGTCCCGCTGCGCAGGGTGGCAGTAGTATTCAGGTGTCGAGCAAGTTCCACAACATGAGCGCCGACGACATGTCGTTTGCGATTGACCTGTGGAACAGTGGCTACAAGTCCGGCAACTGGCGTCCTACGCAGGAATTCTATCGTGAGTACGCCGATAAGCTGGAACGTGAAGCCGGGAACGGCCGCTACGTGGATGCAAAGACGGCTAACTTTGTCAAGTCCATCAAGGACGACGAAGTAATGTACTCGACGCTTTCGACATACGGTGATGAGTTCGTGCCGACTAGCTGGAGGCAGGAGATTTGGGAACGTTCACGGCTGGATAACGTTATCCTTCCGTTGTTCGAGCAAGTCGAAATGCCGACCAACCCGCACGTACACCCCGTTGAGTCGAGCGACCCGACCGTTTACTATGTCGGTGAGACAAACGATGAAGCCCAGCTGACCATCAGCGGCTCCGGCGCGGCTCTGCCCGATAGCCAGATTTCAACCAGCAACATTACGTTGTCTGCACAAAAGCTTGCGACGCGTATTGGTATTTCGGCAGAGTTGGCAGAAGATGGTATTGCGGCAACCATTCCGCATTTCCGGCGTCAGGCTATCCGCACATTGGAAGATGCGATTGATAACACGCTGGTTAACGGTGACACCGCTGCTTCCGGTAATATCAATCTTGATGGCGGTACACCCGCCGTTACTGCCTCCTACAAGGCGTTTAACGGCCTGATTAAGCAAGGCTTGGTGACCGACAGCGCAACATCAGCGCTAAACTTCTCCGGCGCGGCTCCGACGCTGGCAAAAATCCGCGAACTACGGTTCAAGCTGGCTGCTGGTAATACCCGCGTTGACCGTCTGGCGATGATTGTACATCCAGAAGTTGAAGCCGTCCTGTTGAATATGGACGAGTTTGTGACGATGGATAAGGCAGGGTCACGCGCCACGAACATGACCGGGCAGCTTGGCATCCTTGACGGTATGCCCGTCTTCGTGAGCGCTGAAATCGCCCTGGCCGATACCGATGGTAAGGTAACAAGCGGCGGCAACGTGGCTGATACAGGCCGTATTGTCATCGTGCACCGTGACCACTTCAAAGTCGGTTTCCGTCGCAACATCACACAGACATTGGACTTTGTGCCCTGGCATGAAACATGGCAGCTTATCGTGTCCGCTCGTTTGGACATCAAGCAAACCATT